GGTTTTCGTAAAAGAATGCAGTCTTAGCGGCTCTCGCACGTTGTACGCTGTTAAATGCCCCCCTGCCAGCCGATTTTAGGCAACCCTCAAAACATCCTGCCATGATCGCAAAAGGGCAAAGCTTCTCATCTGGCACTAAGTAACATATAGCAGTGAGATATCCTATCTTTTCACCCTTGATTGTCTTAGCGGATGATTCACCTAGGATCGGCTTGTAGGACAGGTTTTCGCGCTTTAGTTGCGCTTTGTACGGGTTTTGCATATCTAATCCCCTTAAAAGGTTTATCGGTGTTGCTGAGATACATTATATGATTATCTTCATGATTATTCAACCTGATATGCAATGATATATTTCTATCAGGAAACGATAAAACATAGTCGCACACTATATAGTTATATATAGCTATATTGTCATGTAGGTTATTGTCCTATATGTAATATGGTCAGTATGTTGCGGAAAAGGTAAGATAGTAGTATGACAACACGCGCCCTGGTGTTGCTATATTTCTATCGGGACAGGGTAAAGCTATCGATGCCAGGTATTTAATATGCGTATGCTATTGATTATGGTCTTATCTGGTCTGTTATTGGCTTGGTAACTGTTAATCTGGCAAGGTTGGCGAGTTGGCAACTTCGATGGTCTAGGTGGGGGTGGGATGGCGCGCCCCTCTCAGCGCTTCCCCCCAAGAAAATTTGACATTTGTTGTATGCTGTAGCTTCTTCGCTGAAGCCCTCTCGTGGTGAGAGTTCGCCCCTGGTTGTCAGGGGCTTTTTTTTGGCCTATCATGATTATGTGGTGATAGGGAGGTTAGGTATGTATAGTGAGGGTGGTATGGAGATTATGGTTGAGAGAGGGGTTGTGATGCCGCCTAAGTTGGAAAGCCGTTATCCGCATGGAGAGATGGAAGTGGGTGACAGCTTTTTTGTGGTGGGGTTAGGAATGCAGGTTGTGCTGAACGCCAACTGGCGAGCGAGTAAGAAGTTGGGGTACAAGTTTTCAGCTAGGAAAGAGGGGGATGGTATTAGGGTATGGAGGGTGAGATGAAGGTAGTGGAACTAAGAGAGGACTATGTGGACATGGCGCAGGATGATTACTGGGAGGCCGTACACCGCATGAATCAGGCTGAGTTGATTATGGAGTTACGTCGGCAACAGGCGAGGTCTGCGGGGCTGCTGGCAGAGTGTTTGTCAGAGTTGTCGAGGATTAAAAGGGTAGTGAATGGATCAGCCTACGCCTGAGGAAAAGTACCGAGAGGAGTTATTGCTATCCAGAACGGTTCTCAGAAATGAGATGAGAAAAGCCGCACACGCTTATTCGCCTGCCGAGAAGCGAGAATTGCTGAAGACTTGGAATGAGGTCTACAAGCCTGAGATCGCAAGAGAACTGTTGCGGGTAGCAAGGAACAAAGAAGCAATGTATCGCATTGCTAACTGGAACTTGGGTGAGTTTGATAAGGAGCGTCGTGGTGGCAAACGATAAGTATTCTGATATTACGGTCGTTGCCATTTATGGCGATGGGCGAGGCCGGATAGCCCTGCCAGCTTTAAAAAAGACTGCGGCAGCACTGCCTGGCAGCAAGCAGTTGTTAATTACTAATGTGGCAGTTCAATCAGATGTGCCTCAGAAGTTGATAGCACATGGGCTGGACTACCACGCTTATTCTGAGTTTGTGCTGTACGGGCTGCACAACTATATCGACACGCCTTACGCCTTGATCGTGCAACACGACGGTTGGGCGTTGAATCCTGATAACTGGCGAGATGAATGGCTGACCTATGACTATGTGGGTGGTTTAACACATGGGGCGCTAACACCCTATGGCCTCTACAAGACTGCTTACACTTGGTATGGCGAGGACAATCTTAGGATTGTTCAAAACGGTGGCTTTAGCCTGCGTAGTAAAGCTATGCTACAAGCGCCTTCTAAGTACGGCATCATGCGTAACCAAATGCCAGAACCCACCTTGATGAATGAAGATGTCCAGGTCTGCTGCTTTATGCGGCCTGCGTTGGAGAATGTGGGTATCCAGTTCTGCCCTGATGAACTCTCTAAATACTTTTCTTTTGAACATCTAGGGCAACCCCATGAGGGCATGGACTTGACCAAGGTGTTTGGTCATCACGCAAGGTTTAGACAGTTGCTAGATGATGACAAAGTGCTATGGAAGTTGACCAAAGAACAGATGGCAAACTTCTTGGGTGAAGATGCTGTGTTTGCATTGTTTGCTGACCACTATAAATATGAAATGCTAATGGCATGAAATTTAATCTCTCGCAGTTTTACAAGTTTTGCTCACAGCTAAAGATTGAAACCAAAGAGCAAGGCTTGAAGAAGATGGATGTGCTGCTAGGCACACAAACCTATGTGATGGATGAAATCTCAAAAGGGTTACAAGAAGACATCCACTTCTTTGTGATCCTAAAGGGGCGGCAGCTTGGCATTACGACAATCTCTTTGGCATTAGACCTTTACTGGCACTTTATACACAATGGACTCCAAGGCACACTCACCACAGACACAGAAGAAAACCGAGATATGTTCCGGTCAACCCTTGCCATGTACATGGAAGGTCTACCCAAAGAATGGCGCATACCGCTTCTTGCCCACAACCGGAATCAGCTTCAACTCAAGAATAGAAGCCGCCTCTTTTATCAAGTCGCGGGGCTTAGAGCAAAAGGTTCACTTGGTCGCGGTAAGGCCATTACATTTCTACACGGAACAGAAACTTCGTCCTGGGGTGATGAAGAAGGACTAGCATCACTGCTGGCGTCTTTGGCTGAAACCAACCCGAATCGTTTGTACATCTTCGAGTCCACTGCGCGTGGCTTTAATATGTTTCACGATATGTACGTCACCGCCAAACGCGCTAAGACACAAAGAGCAATCTTCTGTGGCTGGTGGCGTAACCAGTTCTATTCTGTTGATGCTGCCTCACAGATTTACAAAGTCTATTGGGATGGCAAGCTAACACCAGAAGAAAAAGAATGGACACGCGACATTAAGAAACTTTACGACGTAGAGATCAATAGTCGGCAGATGGCGTGGTGGCGCTGGAAGCTACATGAGGGCATCAAGGATGATGCACTGATGTATCAGGAATTCCCACCGACAGAAGACTACGCATTCATCATGACGGGAACTTCGTTCTTCTCGAACGCCCGTTGTACGGACATGATGAAGATTGCCAAGAAGATTGGTTGCGACTATTACCGCTACAGCATGGGCGCTAACTTCTTGGACACAGAAGTGGTGAAGTCTACGGAGCGACTAGCAACGCTAACCATTTGGGAGGAACCCGTTGATACGGCTTATTACGTTATTGGTGCAGACCCTGCTTATGGCAGTTCTGATTGGGCTGATCGCTTTTGCATACAAGTCTTCCGTTGCTACGCTGACGGTATGGAGCAGGTTGCAGAGTTTGCGACACCGGAGATGAACACCTATCAGTTCGCGTGGGTGATCGCCCACCTTGCTGGCGCTTACAAGAACTCGACACTTAACCTTGAGGTCAATGGCCCTGGTCAGGCGGTCATCAATGAACTGCGAAACTTAAAGCGTCAAGCTGCGACATTAACAGGCCAACAAGGCTATGACTTGATGAACGTGCTAGGTAGTATGAGTAACTACATCTGGCGGCGTAACGATACGTTAGGCGGCATCAGTAACAGCATCGGCTGGATTACAACATCACAGACCAAAGAGCGAATGCTGTCGTACATGAAGGATTACTTTGAGCGCAACATGATGGCAATCTATTCGACTGAGTTGATTGATGAGATGAAGACCATTGTGCGTGATGGTTCAAGCATTGAAGCAACCGGCAGGAACAAGGATGATCGTGTGATGGCGGCGGCTTTGGCTTGCGCGGCATTTGCCGAGCAGGTGCAGCCTAAGTTGATCAACATGAAGATCACCCGCGAGATGAGCAGAAAGACCGATGACATGACACCAGAGCAGGTGGCGGTGGGCAGGAACGTATCTGATTACTTGAAAAGAATTGGTATTTATGGAGGGAATGCGTGATCGACATTATTCCTAAAAAGGAATTGTTAAGAATTATCAAAGCTTTTGTGGCTGATGAGAGGCGCGGTATTCCGCTAGAGTTGTTTTCTGAACTATGCGGTGTTGACCGCAAAACGCTCTACAACGTCTTCATTGCTGAGAAGTACCCGATGACCGAACTGATCCAGCGCAGGGTGTCCAGAGGCTACGATTCTTGGCGCAACGGTGAAGTGGCGGTCATGGAGCGTTACGGCAAGAAGTGGTTTGAGTTCCGTAAGACACCCAAGATGAGGATGGTCAGAGGTTATGGACTTACGCTCAAAGATGGCGAGATTAAGCTGGATATTGGTATTAAGAACCGTCTTGATTATTCTGGTTATTCACTTGATGATAAATTGAAGGGGATATGATTATGGCGATATTGCGTGATTATCATTGTCAGACACATGGCTACTTTGAGTCGTTTGATGCCAAGTGTCCGATGAAGAACTGCGATGAAGAAGTGTCTATCGTGCATCTTCAGCCGGTTGGTTTAAAGTCTGACAAGACTAAACATAACGACAAAACGCTCCAGCAGTTGGCGATGGACTTCGACATGACGGACATCAAGTCGGTGCGCGAGGGCGAAAGTCAGTCTGGTTATTTAACGCGCAACAACAAGACGCCACCGGAAGCGCCAAGAGAGCAGCGCCCTGGTGACGCTGTGATGTGGGGCAATACGTCCGGCACTCGCTGGAATCTGGACAGCCTAGTGAAGGGCAATGGTTATCGTTCTATTAACGGCGAACCTGTGGGCGTGAACCCTAAAGACCTTGGTAACTTGACAGCACCTAAGACTGCGAGTTATATAGCCGACCATGACAACCTGCAAATAAATCCAAATGCGGATACCTAGCAACCCACTGCATCGTGAGGAGTTCTATCTGGATTTGATCCAGAAGTGCTTTGTGTCACGGGAGGAACGCAAGGCTGATTACTCCGCACTTCGATCCTACTATTTGTTTGGGGCAGCGCCGGAAGAATCACCGGCGCTTTTTAATAAAATTTTTCCGCATATCGACCAGTTGACCTCGTTCCTGTACTCCGCAGAAACGACACGCTTTACCATCAACCTCGGCGCTGAAGTTAGTCCTCAAGAACACCGCAAGATTCCCGTTCTGACGAACAAACTGAAC